GTGGCTACCGTGAACTGCCGCACTTGTAGCCACAGCACTCCTGGCGCTGACGGCACATGGAATTGCAACGTCAGCATCGAGAGCAGGAAGCTCACCAAGGGCCAGCAAGAGCGGGCGTGTGAGAAGCACCTATTCATCCCGCCTCTGGTGCCTACTGGAGCTGCCGTGGATGCCGGCGAGGGTTGGGTCGAGTACGAGATGCCAGGAGGCAAGACCTTTAGGAACGGTCAGGCTTACCTGACCAGCCGCGAGCTAGAGATAGCACCGCAGGAGGTTATTGAGTTGCCACAAGTTGCAGAGATTAAGGCTGCGTTTCCTGGCGCTAGGATCGCGAGTGTTACGACAGTACGCAAACGCAAGGGCGCAAAGGATTTAAGCGCAATACCAAAAGAGCCTTTTTATGATGATGACATTCCGTTTTAGTGGAGGATGAGATGTTAATGCATCTTGACCCGTTTGACTTATTAATTATTGCAATGACTGCTGCGCGTCGAAGCGCGATAAAGGATGCCCTTCGCACTCAATCAAATAAATTTAACTCAGATAGAACAGAGTTTGAAACACACTACCTTGGCTTCATTGGTGAGTTTGTTGTTGCAAAAGCTCTTGGCGTAGATGCAGACAGAAGCGTTATGGTTGGATCAGACAACGGTGTAGACCTAATGTTTAGGAACGCTTCTATTCAAGTAAAGACAACTGCTTACGTTGGCAAAGAACCAGAAATTAAATTTAATGATTTGTCTGACTTCAAGACTGATATTGCGGCGGGCGTTCAAATACTAAGCCCAGTGCGCTGTGTAATTATGGGGTGGATAAGCCGCGATGATTTTGTATTTAATCACAAAGTCAAAAACTACGGATACGGAGACCGCGCCGTAGTTGGGCAGAAAAACATATCGCCTATTGGGACTCTGATAAATTCATAGGAGAAAGCTAACATGGGCGGGCGTATGAGCCGTAACAAAGGTGCCGGCGCGGAGCGAGAGTTCGCTGCGTTGGTATCCGAGGCCCTGGGCGTCGAGGTCAAGCGCAAGCTGGGCCAGGCCCGCGAGGGCGGAGACGATCTGCAACTAGGCAAATACCGCTTTGAGATTAAACGCCGCGAGACCCTGGCTATCATGTCTTGGGTGCGGCAGATCGAGGCTTGTGTCGAGGACTGGGAAGTGCCGGTGGTCGCCTTTCGTCAGAGCCAGCAGGAGTGGCGCTGCGTCATAAAGCTGACCGACTTGCTGGCGTTGCTGAAGGGCTAAATCCTTTTGTCAACACCGAAAGAACCGAAAGAACAGAAAGAACCGAATTAGAGCGAAAATATAATCTATTTGTTTTTCGCTATTTCTTCTCCAAAACAGCCCGAATCGCGTCTTTATCCGCGTTGCACAGGTCAAGCGCCTCGCGTAGCTGGTCAGCTATCAGGATAAGGGTCCGTTGGGTCCACTCGCCCCCTGGTTTAGACGGCCCAGAGCAGGGCAATAAAAGGGCGCTAGGGACGCTTGGCGCTGGGAGCGGCACCAGGCGCTCGATCACCCGAGGCTGGCTCTGGCAACCCTGCAATCCAAGCCCTGCCAGCGTCAGAAAGAGGAGGCTCGCCCACTGCCGGGGAAGCCACAATAGCCATTTGGCGCTTTTTGGCAGTTGACCTGATTCCAGCCTGGGCAAGAGCCGATTGTTCCAATATCCCCTTAATCCGCTCATTTTCAGCCTCTGCCTGTTTTGCCAGCGCGGCGTTGGCGTTGGCGGTTGTGATCGCGGCGTCTAACTGTACGCGCAACGCCCCAATAAGCTGCAACTGAGAGCTAACCCAGCCAACGGCTAGGGCTACGCCAGCGGCAAGGCCAAAGATCGCAACCAAGCGCCAGGGAATGAAGCTGCTGATAAGGCCAATCACGACCTACCTTCGCGGCGGTCACTGATCCTGGCCCACGCGCCCCAAGCCAGGTAGCCCACGGTGGCAATGGCAAACAGCCACCAGAAGTCTTTGAGATATGGCAGGAACTGAATTATTGAGCCAACCGCGTCCTTGTCGATTACCCCGGCGCTGGCAACCGTTGCCGCCGTCATCACCCCGGCACCAATCTGACTTTGCAGGGTGCGAGACTGAGCCAAAGGCTTCTCGCCCTCTGCGGTTGATGGCGGGAAATACTCGTCTGCCCTGACTTCGCTCTCTAGGTAGAACGCGCTCTCTTTGGCTCTGCGCGACTGAAGCCCGCGACTGACTTTGCCACCGGCCTTGTTCCAGAGCATGAAAGCCTGTGCCGCTTCCGCGTAACGATTCAAATTGTGTAAACGCGCTACGCTTGATTTGGCGAAGGCCGCAGGCCCAATGTTGTACGCCAGAGAGACACAAGCATCAAACTGGCATTGCTTCATAGATGGACAAGTCTTCTCCACCGCCGCCTCAAAGCGAGAGATATCAAGGCGCAGAAGCGTGTCTGCCTCAGACTGCGTTATGACTTGATCGGCAAATACATTCGGTCCCGTATGACCATAGCCTATGGTCATAACGCCGCCTGAACAAACGTAGCTTGTGAGTGAACACCCCTCACAGCCCTTAATTAAGCCGATTGCTGCTGGTGAGGCTCTCATTAGCTCTTCAACACTAAGCCCAACAACAACACAATAATGAAGCCTGTCGTGCAGAGCATAATACGCTCAAGCCTGTGCAGTCGTGCCTCGATGGTCTCGTACCGCACAGCGCAGATGTCGATATGCGCGTCTATTTTGTATTCTGCGTTCACGGCGTAAACTCAACCCAAGACAGCGTGGCTTCGTCCCATACATACACCTTGCCATCGTCAGGCATCGGCACCGGGGCTTGCCAGTCGGCGTTATCGTCCAACGTCCACGACGGGTACGGCTGTGGCGGAATAAAGGCATCCCGGCCAGCGTCGTAGGTGTAGCCAATCCCAGCGTAACGCTTCCGCATATTACCATTATAACTGGTCTGCTTCCAAGTTCCGCCTAACAGGCGTTCACAGAAAGCTGCACCAATGTACTCTTTCTCCACGCCGCTTGCGTCGGCGGTGTCTGGGTTGCTGACAACGATCACCCGCAGGACCACGTTGTTGGCATCTAATTCAGCGAAATGGGCCATCTTTAACCTTTTAGAATGTAATCGAGCCTGAACCAGTCCAGTTGTAAACACGATAGCCACCAGCAACCGTAATTGTTGGCGAACCTGTTGTGGACGCGGCTGCGCCATACGTGTCGGCGTAACGAATAATCACGATGCCGGAGCCACCAGCACCACCTAGGTTTGCGGAAGGCTGACTACCTCCACCGCCACCGCCACCGCCTGTATTGACAGTCCCGGGTTGGCCGCAATAGGCATTGAGTGAACCACCTCCGTCGCCGCCTCCGCCACTACCCCCTGGTGCAATGACTTGCAAGTAGGAACCACCACCTCCGCCTCCCGCGTAGGTTACAGAACCACCTGAGATTGTAGAAACGGTGCCCGTTCCGCCAGTACCACCCACAGCACCAGTGCCACTGGAGCCCGCACCTCCTGCACCGCCTCCGCCACTCCCACTATCAATGCCAGCTGGGGAGTTGGTTCCGCCTGGCGATCCTTGTGAGGGCGAAGTAGAGGGAGTGTTACCTGCCCCACCAACACTATAAACATAAGAACCCGCTTGCCCACCGCCAGAACCACCGGCTTTACCTATACCGTCGTTGTCAGCGTAAGCCCCACCACCACCCCCACCAGTGGATGTAATAGTAGAAAATACAGAGTCTGACCCATTAAGACCTGCCGTTCTATTGGAAGTCTGGGAAGCAGCACCAGCGCCGACAGTCACTGTGTAAGTATTGCCAGCCGTTACCGATAGCCCCGTACTAGTACGGAAACCACCTGCACCTGCGCCACCAGCACCCGTACCGCTACCAGTAGTGGTGTCTCTACCGCCCCCTCCACCACCCGCGACGATGAGGTATTCAATCGACGGTGGCGAGTTGCCAAAGCTCCGCATGTTTAGGAATACAGCTTGAAGTGCGCCACTCATCAGGTCAGACCCGATCCAGAGATAAGCCAAGTTGTCGAGGTCATTTTGATCGCAGTGGCAGAGCCATATTGTGCCAAGCTCCGTGATCCAGTTGTTCCAGCAGATGACAAATACATCGTGTCTGTTGTGATCGCTATCGTCACGACCTGACTGGTCATGTTGATAAACGTAAGCGCCGTCCCGATTGGGTACGCCACAGAACTGTTCGCGGGGATGGTGTACGTCCTCGCGTTGGCATCTGTTGACGGATGGAAGATGTGCTTGCCAGCATCAGCTAAAACCAGCGTGTAAGCTGCGCTCTGGCTGTTTTGCGGGATGTTCTTAAAGCCAACCTGATCGGTTCCATCAGCGGTGCAAGACGACAAGTTGCCTGATGCTGGCGTTCCAAGAACAGGCGCAGTCATCGTAGGCGAAGTCAGCGTCTTATTGGTCAGCGTCTCGGTGCCAGCAAGCGTTGCCAGCGTTCCCGTTGTCGGAAGCGTTACACCCGTCGCGCCACTTACCGTGAGCGTCGTCGCATAAGCGCCACTGATCGTAAGCGTAGAAGCCGCGTTGTTAGCAACGCCAGTGCCGCCGTTCGCGGGAGCGAGCGTACCGGCAAGCGTGATCGTGCCGCTTGTTGTGATAGGCCCGCCACTTGTCGTCAGGCCAGTCGTGCCACCAGACACAGCAACGCTGGTGACTGTGCCACCCGCAGCTGGTGTGGCCCAGGTTGGAGCTCCGCTGGTCGTCGCGGTCAGCACTTGACCTGTCGTACCGGCTGCGGTTGCGACAGGAGCCGCGCCAGCACCACCTCCATACACAATTCCATATTGAGTTAATGCGGCTGACGTTGCCCAAGTAGACGCGCTGCTGAAGTAAGGGATGCCGCCGCTTGTACCAGCAACGCTGAGCGCCAGAGTGCCAGAGCTAGTGACCGGCGAGCCGCTGACTGAGATCAAGCCGCCCGTGAACGACTGCGCGACACTGGTGACGGTGCCAGCGCCCGCAGACCCCCAAGCTGGAACGCCACCCGTGACCGTCAGCACTTGTGCCGATGTGCCGATACCCAACTTTGAGAGCGTGTTGGCACCGCTGGCATAGAGCAGATCGCCTGTTGTGTAGGTTGTTTGTGCTGTGCCGCCGTTAATCGCTGGCAGCGCAGTGCCGCTGTATGTCAGCGCCAGAGTGCCAGTTGTCGTAACGGGGCTACCAGAGACGGTGAACATGGCAGGGGCAGATAATGCAACGCTCGTAACCTTGCCAATGCCGTCAACATAAGCCTTGGTCGCGGCGTCAGTGCTTGATACCGGCGTGGCAACATTGGAAATTATGCCGTTGGTCATGTCGAGGCCGGCGTTGACCGTCACGTTCGTAAAGGTCGAGGTGCCGCTCGATGCCGTCACGTTGCCTGTCAAATTGCCCGTGACGTTGCCTGTGACGTTGCCCGTCAAACCAGACGAGGTAGCCAATGTCGTGAAAGAACCGGCACCGGGGGTCGTCCCGCCAATCACCACGCCATTTATAGTGCCGCCGGTGATCGTCACGGAGCTTGATGTGATGTTGCCAGTCAAACCACCCGTCGCAGTAATTGCACCAGTCGCTGCAAGCGTACCCGCAACCGTCGTGTTGCCAGTTGCAGCAGCGACTGTGAACTTGTTGGTGTCTACGCTGAAATTGCCGACGACATTAAGAGCGCCCTCAAGGCTAACTTCGCCCTGCACCGTAAGGTCGATGCCTGTCGGTATTAACAGTCCGTTATCTGTGAACTGAACGACATCCGTACCTAACACCGAGACCCAGAACTCGCCTGGCCCAGCGTAATAAAAGCCGGTGTTGGTTTCAGCAACCCAGGCAATGCCAGGTGCGTTGATGTCGCCGTCTATAAAGCGCAACGGCGCGTTCATGCCGCCATCGCCCTCGCGGCTAAGACTATTGGTTAACTCGTTACCAATGTCCTCCATCGTGTCATTACCCCAGTCAGCGGTAATGTTCGTGTTCGTAATGACGGGGTTGCCCGCTGGTAGCGTGTAAGTTCCTGCTCCGTTACGAGGCATGGTGAGTTCCTATTCGCTAATAAAAGAAGCGCCGAGATCGCCCGCATATGGCGAGTAGCGCCGTAGTGCGTCTTGCATAGCCTTTTGTTTACCGTAACCGCCCAATAGGGCTTTTTGAACTGGCCTTGAATATAACCCAGCAGCCGCCGCTCCTCCACCAATTAACCCGCCCATGGTTCCGATTGGGTTTGTTGCCAATCCAGCTAAAGCAGAAATAAGTGCTATTCTATCGGCAGTTCCGCTATTCGGGACTTTGTTTTTTAGTATTTGCCCAGGATCACTTAAATCTTGCATAAGTGCTTCGCCACGGGCAAAATCGTCTTGTGTTCCAGCAGAGGCCTTTACTGCGCGTTGCAGCATAGCTGGCGTAAAATTACCATCTTCAGCCCCAATATAAGAACCAGCGCGTAAAACACGTTTATAATTTGCATAAGCGGTGTCGGTAGATTTTAAGCTCTTCGCAAGTTCTGGCGTAATTTGTCTATTTCTAAAATTAGTCAGTTCTTTGTCAATTTGAGTAAGTATTCTTCTTTGACCAGCAGCTTCCACACTTCCATCTCTTGATAAATCTCTAAGACGCTCACCTATTTTAGAATCAAATTCTTTTAAAGCTTTTCCAGAGATATATGCGCCGCCTTGTTCTGTTTTGTTTCTAAATTGATCAAAGAAATGTTTACCAACAAAGTTTTCTATGAATTTGCGTTGTTCTGTAGTTGATACAAAATCTGGATTATAAATTGTATCAACAATACTTTCTTCAAACTTTTTGTCTGGATTAAATTCTAAATCATCTAAAACAGAATAAGCCTTATTAAATTGTTTTGTTAAGTCTTTAAATGCTTCTCTGCTAGGCGCTCCAACTGGGGTTCCATTTGGGGGAATAGCTCGCTCTACTGCTTTTTCTGCAAACTCATTTGTAGCTCTCTGTCTTGCATTATTTACAAGCCCACCAACTACGGGAACACTTCCCATAATTTCTTCAGCTTTGCGTACACCACGACCAAATATTGAATTTGTGTCAGCCGCTTGCCCTATTGTTGGCTGTATGCCTTGTTCCATAAGTTTCTTGCCGTAATCACTTGGATTAACAAGCCCGCCAAGAACACGCCCAGCACCTCGCGCAAGACCTTGCCCTATAACGCTTCCAGCAGCGCCACTAAGCGCAGCTTCGCCACGATCTTCTGGCGCGTATGCTGCCGCAAGGCCAGTATCAAGCGCGACGTTACCAGCAAGGGGAGCAAGCAAGGGGGCAGCTTTAGCCAGTTTCATCGCGGCGGGGAGCGCCCTAGCGACCTTCAAAGCAGCGCCGCCAGGTAAGGCAAAAGACGCCACATCTGTAGCAAGCCCACCAACAAAGCCAGCCGTATCCTCGTCCAAGAACCGTTTGTTTACATCAACTGTTCTTTGCTGCTCTGGCGTCAGGTCAGAAACAATGCCCTTCAACCCGTAGCCAAGGTTCTGCAAAGAAGCGCCGGCACCGCGAGCGCCGCGCTTTAGTGCGCTGCCTTGGCGCATAGAGGCGACTTCGTCGTCTACGGCTTTTTTGCCTTTATTTTGCTCATCCTGATGACTTCTGTTTGCCCATGCCCAGGCAGTGCGCTCATCAGGCGCATCTACTTCATATGTTTTGTCAGCAATATCTACATCAAATGTGGGCATTTTAATTTGACTTTGGTTTAAGTCGCACTGCGTTGGCGTTGTATTCTGGAATACCGCTGTTAGATGACGTTGGGGCAGACTGATTATTTGATGAACCCTGATTAGAGCTACCGCTCGTATAGTTTTGCAAATCTGCTTGGATAGAACCTAAATCAAGACCACGTTCTTTGCGTAATTTTGTTTTGTAGTCATTCCAGTAAGTATCAAATGACTCTCCATCAGCGTTTTCGTTTTGTGTAGAACCGTATTTACTCTTCCACTTTATGAGTTCGCTTGGTTTGTTTTGATTAGCAACAACAATGGATTCATATAAGTTTAAAAGAAGCTGGTTTGCCTTTTTTGTATTTCTTTCTCCGTAAGTTGTTTTAATAGATACAGCTAACTCTTTATCTGTATCATTACCGCCAATCTGGCTTAATTTTTCAATACCAAATTGTGATGCTATTGAATTTGCAATATTAAACGCAGTTGCTTTCTTTTCTGCTGAATCAAAACCAAGAGAAGCCATTGCACTATTAATCATGCCTATTTCTGGGTTCCAGATGCCGCCTGGCATAACATCAAGCATACTTCTCATTACCCCAATGTTTTGTAATGCACCAGAAGTAGACTCAACATTTTTTCTAGCGTCGTTTATATATCTTGAATCAATTTGTTTTTCACCAGGAGTAACCTGAGAGTTGTTCCCGTACCTTCTCTCAAGCCTTGCGTCAGAAGCAGCTTGCTGCTCAGAATCGTTTAATTCTTTAGCAATAGCTAATGCCACTTTTCCTCTTTCTCCACGAGCCGCATACGGGTCTTCCACAAAGCCTTTGTTCGTAAGCATACCGCCGCTGACTTCAAGCGGACCACGCGCAGCCATAGCTTGCTTTAAGTATGAAGCTTCCTGTGGCGCAAAGTTTTCACCAGCAGAGTTAGCCAACAATGAGTTCAACATGGCAGAAGAACCTTGACGCGCGCGCTGCTGCGCGTATTCATTCATCGCGGTCATATCTGGGGCGCTATTCATCATATCTTCGTATTTCTTAAAATACTCCATAGAGCGACCTTGTCTAGGAGCATATGAATTACCAGAAGAACTAGATTGCCCCATAGACAATGGAAGTGCTTGCACATTTGGCTGACTCATAGAAACTTGTTGTGCTTGGGTTTTAGCAAGAGCAGCCGCTTCTAAAGCGCGCTTTTTCTTTTCTTCTTCTAATACTGCTACTCGCTCTTCGTAGGCCATGTCTTTTGCAAACTGCTTTGAATTAGCATAGCTTTTCCAACGAGGGCTTTTATACGCAGCATCGTCAGGAAATTCGTCTTCATAAGCCATGTTAGTAATCCAAATAAATTGTTATCAAATATTAACAGGACGTTTCCTACGTTCAACTTCTTCAGCTAATTCTTCTTGTGGCGTCTTTAGGAGACCCATCTGCATATCGTTACGGCTACCTTTTCTTGAACGAAGCATATTAATCATATTAGACCTAAGTTCTTTACGAGAAGCGTCTTGCTCACTAATTTCCGTATCCACGCCCTCTTGTCCCTTGCGCCCCATGTAGCCACTGGCAAGTTGGCCAAGAGACTGAAGGGGTGATTGAGCAACATATACATCTCCAATCATTTGTCCTTTTTCACCTTCAAAACTACGATCTCGAAGGGCGTCTACTCTGGCCTGTTTGCGCCGCAGAGCAATTTCTTTTGGTTGTAAATCGCTTTGTCCAGATAAGTATTCTGCAAAAATGTCATCGTCGTCATCGTAATTCCAATTATTTGCCATCACAAAGCTCCGTAATTAACGGTTAAGTATCCGCTGTCGTGTTGACGCACAAGGTCAGGTCTGACGCGCTGTAGTTCCTGTGCGATCACGCCGCGTTCGCGGTGTCCAAAGATGTCGTATTCGTAAACACCCACGCCAACGCAATGAGTGCCTACAAGCCGAATGTTGCTCTTAAGCCTGATGTCGGAGAATAAAAACGCCGATCCAAGACTAGTTGCCCCGCTAAGAGCATTGCCAATCCCGGCATTTTGAGCATTTGCCGTATTAAGATTGGCTTGATAGGTATTCTGCATAGCGCCCATCAAATTAGGCGTTTCCGATCTGCCAGCGGCGTTAAACGTCGGCATCGTCGGCATCTGCACTTGCTGGCCTGACAGCAGAGCGTTCATTTCGTTGAGCGACATGCCACGGCGCTGTGCCTGTTCTGCGATGGCCTGTTGGCGCAGCGTGTTCTGCTGATTGGCGTAAGCCTGGTTTAATCCAAACGCTTGACCCTGCGCTGCGTTCATAGCGTTCAGCGCGTTGATGTCGAGACCCTGGGCCTGACCAAGCGCCTGGTTGTTGAAGTTGCCTTGCGCCATTGCCTCGCTGATGCCCTGCTGGCGAGCGCCCATCTGTGAGCCGTACATGCGCTGGGCTTCGTTGCCAGCAGTATCAAAGGCGTTGTAACGCTCTGCCGCCTGACGCTGTGCAAGCTCATCCAGACCGCGCTTGTAGCCCTCGCTGCCCAACTTAAAGCCCTGGTTGGATAGCTGCGTCTGAAGCTGCCGGTTCTGGTACTCCTGCACTGGCATCATGCGTTCCATGAGGCTCTGCGCCACCCTGTCGCGGTAGCCGGTGTCGTAAGTCGGAGCAGCCGGAGCATCGCCAAAGTTAAAGCTGGTGTTTAGCCCAGGCGAATAGTCGGCAACAGCAGTCCTGATATCGCCAGGAGTGCCGCCAGAAGTCATCGCGGGCAGGCCCTCGTAATTAAATGGCTGGCTGTATTCTTGCTCCACCCTTCCCATTGACTGATTGGCAAGGTCGCTGCGTTTGTACTGCGATTCAATTTGAGAGCTTAATGCGTCTTGTAGATTTCTTCCATTTTGCGTGTCGCCAAAAGTATTGTTTTGCGTCCAACCCGTTACCAATTGGCCTGAAGCTGGGTCTACTCTATTCTCAGTTGTCCAAGACTGAGTTCCAAACGGCGTGTTGATCGTTGGCCGATTGGCAAAGTTCTGCGTTGTCAAATTCTCTTTTGACGCGGCGGCTTGTGCGTTAGCGGCACCCGTATAATCAGGCGGCGCGGGAGTAGATTTGCCCATCTTTTAGCTCCAAATACTTGCAATTCTCAGGACGCATCTCAAAAGCAATTAACGCACCTGTCGGATGAGCGCCCTCAATTCTTGCAATCTGCGTCCAACCAATTCGCCGCGTAAACGCAAGAGACTTCTTATTTCCGCTCTCGATCATGCAAAGCATCACTTTAACTTTTGCAGTGTCGAAAATGTAAGTAAACACAGCGGTCAGAAATTCTCTTGTTAGCCAGTTACCCTGTCCAGCAACGTGAATTTGGCAAGAAGACCCGTTCCAGTTATCAATTCCAACAACGCCAAGTATTTTGCCATTGGCATTAATGTTAGCAATGCAACGAATGTGCTTTGTCGGCGCAAGTTCTATGCGCTCGCACAACCATTGCAGAAGAAGCTCTTGATTATTGTTTATAATCACTATGTCGAATTACCGCTTAGTTGCGCCAATCTCCTTAACG